TTTTTCTTGACCTTTTAATCCAGCCGCAGTACTAACTCTATCACCTATTTTATAAAAAGCATCTAATAAAACTTTTTGAACACCAGTAGAAGTTTCTTTTAAAGATTCTTTAGCTGTCTTAGTAGTCTTACCATCAGGTAGAAGTTGATAAAGCATTTCAGCATTGTTCACTATATATTGCTGAGCAGAAATCACTTCTTTCTGAGACAACCTAGTTGATGTCTTACCTTTAAAAGTTCCATCTTCATTATTAACTTTACCATCTTTAACTCCAAAGTCTTTACTTATGTTAGATAAGTCAGGCGTTGTTTTGTAACTTTCTATAATTAAATTTGAATTTTGTATTCTATTATCTAAAAGCCTAATACTTACTTCTGGTTCTTGTAATACTGTAGTAACATCAAGTTTTCTTGTGGCTGGATCAATGTTTAATTCTGGTATAGAACTAGCATCTCCGCCAGTACTAAAATCTAAATTTTTCTCAAAAAACTCTTCAATATTCTCTATTTCTGCTTTTGGATCAAAAGCTCCTATTTTTTTAAGAATGTTAGGACCTTGTAGTGTAAATCCTAGGTTTAAATAAGCACCAACATCGTTTTTGTTAGCGTCATATCTACCAGCGTATTCGTAAAGTTTTAATTGTAATTCAAAGGCAGCTTCTTTTTTTACATCTTTTGACAATTTAAATCCAGTAGTTGCTTCATACTTATTTAACACGTAATGTATTAAATTTTTGTTATTGTCAACTATTTGATCTCTTTGTTTTCTATTTGGTTTACCATCTGGATTTTTAAGTATTTCAGCTCTTAATTTCCTATTGTCTTCAACTATTTCTTTTGTAGTTTTCTTAACTACTGTGCCCTCTAAATCTAAAGAAGATCTAATTTCTTTTTCATGTTAGCTCTATCAGCTTTTTTATTAGCTTCTACAATTGACAAGTTATCTATGTCTATATCTGGAGTATCTCTTTTGTCAGTAAAACCCATAAGCTCAGATACTAGACTTTCAGCTCCTCCTTGTCCTCTAATTCCTTTCTTAGCTAATATACCTATATTTTCAACTACATCTTTAGCTGTTTTAGGTAATGGACTTTTTACTCCAGTTTGAATTAATATGTCTTTAATTTCTAACTTTATTTCATTTAAAATACTAGAAGCTAAAGCAGGATTTGTATAATAAGCTTCTGGACTACTTAAATACTCACCCATAAAAGACAAATACTCTTCTGCTAGTAGTTTTCTACCTTCTGGAGTGTTTGTATTTATATTATATTTATCTATAATTCTTTGTTCTAATTCTTTACCATTAAACTCTCCAAACTGGTAATCATAAAATTGAGACATACCATCTTTTGCTAAATTTTCAAGCGCTGCTGGATTTTTCTTATAGTACTCTTTTTGAAGTAAATGAGTTAACTCATGTATTTCTTTTCCTGGCGTATAAAGATCCATGTCTATAGTTATGGTATTTGTGTTAGGATCAAACTCTGCAGTAGAATTGTTGTTTCTAAAATTGTTTTTTCTAAATCTAGCTCCTCTACCAACAACAAGATTTACACCTTTAAAATCTGGACTAAACTTCTGTATACCTTTTACCCAAGGATCTATATATCTTTTTGTAATATTGCTTTTAAAAACCTCAACTTCTTTATTGTATTCTTTTATAACTTCAGAATCTGTACTTTCAAATTTAGACTTAGATGGAGGGGTTAACTCTTTATACGCTATTTCGTAGTTTATTAAATTCTGCAACTCATTAACGCCAGAAGTTAGGCTTTCTACTTTTTGTTTTTCCTTAAGGCTAAGATCACTTAAATTTCTTAACACTCCTGGAAGTTCTTTTTCATTTACTATTCTAGTCGGTCCTCTTCTAATATCTTCTATTCTTTTATTAAGCTTATCTCTTAATTTTATTTTTCTATTTGTAGAAATAACATCGTTACCTTTTAACCCCATCATTCCAAAGCTAGAGAACGTACCTGTATTGACTAATATTCTTTCTTCAACAGCGTCTAAGTCTCCGTAAAGCTCTTTCATTGAAATAGAAAAATTCTTTTCACCTATTACACTTTTTGCTATAGCATCAACAAAACCAGCTGTTTCTGAAGATACAGCACCTAGTGGCCCAGCTGCTATTACTTTTTGAAATATAGGCTGAGCAGCTCTGAATTTTTTACCCCACTTTATATTTGCTCTTCCCAAAGCTCCAATACCATAAAAAGAAGCACCAGTACCAACATCAGCATCTAAAGCTATTTGCATTTGAACTTCTTCAACAACAGCTCCCATTACAAACTTTTTAATACCTTTAAGTCCGTTGTAGTATTTTTTCCAACCTAAAGCATTTAAAGCTTGGCCTCCACCAATTAGTAAAGGCATTTCTGGAATAAAACTCCCAATACCTTGAGCTATCTGATTACTTACAGAGACTTTAACAGCTTCTTTTTGTTCTGGTGTTAGTTCTATTTCAACACCTGATAATGATTTTACCTCATAAGCACTTGTTACTATAGCTGAGTTTATAGCAGCTATTCTGTCTTGGGGTGACATTCCTTTTGAATATACAATATTTTTAGCTTCTTTGTCATTATAGCCAAACTTTTCTAAAGTACTTACAAATGTAGAAGTTGCAAGAGTCTTTAAAAAACCATCTTTTTCTATAGCTGATATATCTACATTCCCAGCATACATACTCCAATAAGCATTGGCTAGAGTTTCTACTTCATCATATTCTTCGTTATATATTTTAATAGCTTCAACATCTTGCTTGCTAGCCATACCTAAAGCTTCGTCTATAAATCCTTCAAAATCTCTTTGATCTATTCCTAATTGTCTTAATTTTAGTAAAGATATTTCTACTTCACCATTTTTATCAATATTAATACCAGCAGTTCTAAGATTGTTTTTTAAAGTAGTAAAACCACCTTTAAAGCCTAAAGGAATTTTTAATTTTATTTTAGACTCACTTCCTTGCTTACGTAATGTCTGTAAATTTATTATTTCTTTATTGAATATATTGCCAATAGCTTCTCTTTGAGTGAGTAAAGGATTAGACTCTTGTTCTGATTTTATTGAATCTTCAATTCCAGATTGTGCGTCATCAGCTATGTTGATCAACTTATCTATACTTGCTTCAGAAAAACCTCTATCGTTAAAAAAGTTTTTAGTTAATTCTCCGGCTGTAGTTTTAACTTCTACTGAACCAAAGTCCTCACCAAACCTACCTGGTATAGTAGTTGTTGTTGTAGCATTCTCTTCTCTTTGAAGCTGTAATACTTGATAATTACTTTGCTTATTAAACAACTGTAAATCTAAAGCTTTTAATTCATTCTTTTTAGCTTCTTCATCGTATTCAATTGTTAACTCTTTCTTATTAACTTGATCAATTTTATTTTGTAATATGTTTATATCTTTTGATATATCACCTTGCTTAATACTTAGCTCTTGGTTTTTTAATTCTTGCTGTGTTAATTTAGAATTAAAATTACTTATTGTTTTACTTTTAAAATCTTCATCAACTTCTATACTTGAAAGACTTATGGATCTATTTTCGTCATACTCTTGCTCTATAAAAACTTTATTTTCTGCCATTAAGTTATTATATATGTTGTCAAAAGAGCTTTTATATATACCTATCTCGGTATTAGTTCTTAACTCATCAATTAATTTTGCTTTAATTTGATCATGGTTTTCTGCGGTTAAAGTAAACTTTTCTTTGCCTGGTGTATTTTCATTACCAATACCATATTTCCAAGGGTTTCTAAAGGCATCTTTTTGTAATATATCTAACTCTGTTATTAAACTAACAGCTTGTTCTTTGCTAGGATTTACAGCATCACCCGCGCCTTCAAAATCACCTTTTGGCTTCTCGCCAACTGGTCTTATTTTTGGTTGATCATAGTATGTGCCAATTTTTATTGAACTAACGCCATCTAGTCCAACCTCGCCAGTTGCTTTATATATTAAGTTAGACTCCTCGCTAGACTCAGGATTGTCGTTTATAAAGTTAATAAAATTATTATATGCTTTTTTACTTTCACTTAGTGCGTCTTCATATATTAACCCTTCTTGACCAGTAGGTATACTAACATCTCCACTGCTTCTTCTGTTCTTAGTGTTATATATAGTTCCTAGCTTTATAGTTTTATTTGTTCCAGTCTCTTTATTTATAACAGTAAAACTATCACTACCTGGTTGAACTTGTTTAAAAACAAAATTAGGATACAGAGAATTTAGTTCAGGTACTATTTTCTCTTCTTCCTTTAACTTGAAGTCTTCAAAAGATATTTTAACGTCAACGTCTTCTATAGGTAATATTTTAATAATATCCTTGTGTCTTTTTAAATAATCATCTACACTTAAATTATCTACACCTGCAGCTTGCTGTATTTGATCAGCTGTAAAAGAAGCACCTTTGTATTTATATTTTACAGGTTCTTTTTCAATAATATCTTCTTCTGTCTCAACTTCAATATTGTTTTGTTCTTCTGAGTTAACAGAAATATCTTCAACAACTTCTTCAGTTGGTGTATTTTCACTAAATACTTCGTCAATCATATTAAATATTTATGGTCCAGTTGGTAGTTGTACTGCTGTTTGATTATTAGATGAAACTGGTGTATTACCACTAACAGATGGTGTTATTAAAGGGTTTGGATCTACATTTGTAGCAGTTCCCGACTGATTGCCTTTATAAAGTTTCATTGATTCTTTTAAAACTGTAGGGGTTGCCATTCCGCTAACTTTTCTAAGTTCTTTTATAAAGTTATCTTTAGCCTCTAAATCTTTTCTTTGAACATAAGTGTTTCCACTTCTGATATATAAAGAAGATTTATTAAGCATTATTGGATTACCATTTACATCAACTATTTCTTGATTAGAACTTAAATCTGCTCCACTCATATACTTATCATTACCATACATGTTTAACAACTCTAATTGACCTTTAAAATTATCTTTTTTCAACTTAGGATAATTTGTTAAAATAGATTCTAAACCTATATCAATGTCACCTTCTTGAGTTTGACCAATTGGAGTTCCAAAATAAGTGTTAGCAAAATTTCTTTGTGAAGCTGGGATAGATATAGCTGAAGTAAGAAGATTTTCTGCATCTTGCTTCAGGATTGTATTATTCAACGGCGTTTCAAATTCTGAGAAAGATATATTTTCATCAGCCATGTACTTGGCATACATGTCATTATAAAGTTTTTCTTTAGCTATTTCTCTTTGTGCATATGATTTTCTATTCCACTGGTAGGAGTTCTTTATATCTTCTAAAGTGTAAACTCCACCACTAGGCTTAGGATCACCTGGTTTAGCTTCTATAGGTCCACCCATTAATTGCCAATTGTTTTGAACGATATTTCCAGTATAAGAAGTTGTACCTAACCCGTTTACTTCTATTTGCTCATCTACAAACTTTCTTAAATCTTTTTTAGCTTTATTTAAGTTTCTAATTTTTCTAGTTGCGGTTACTTTATTATCTTCTCCTTCGCTTGCTTTTTTATAAGTTTCAGCAACTCCTTTAAAGTTTATAGAAGCTATTGACTTTAGACCATCTAAATACTTATTGTAGTTTTCAACACTTGTAGTACCTATAAACGCTCCACCTGTTCTCTCTATTGATCTAGAAAGCTCTTCTTGAGTCATTTTAAAAGTTGAACCATCACTCTTAGTGTATCTAATAAAAGGATCACTACCATCACCTGGATTAACATATTTGTAAGCGCCTTTGTTTACGCCAAAACTTAAGTCTTTAGCTATATTTAACTTTAAATCAAACTGATCTTCATTTGTAAAGTATAATGGAACTCCATCTTTACCTTTTTTAGGTGGTAGTGGTAAACCATCTTCAGTCCAAGGGCCACCTGGGCTGTTAGGGTTTGTATGTTCTCCAATCTTATATAATGTAGCTATTAAAGGTATACCTTTAGTTCTGTCAATATTTATTATTTCTTTTACTTGTGCATATTCTTCTTTTTTATAATCAAGACCTTTTAAACTAGAGAAATTAGCTATCATTTGATTAGATAATTGGTCATCGATAGCTTCTCCAGATTCATTTCCTAAAGCATTGTAAACTTCTTGGTCTAGTCCAGCTGCGGTTAATTCTGCTTGAAGTTCTAAAGGTTGAAGATTTTTATTTCTTATTTCTTTATATTTTTCACTCTGTTCAATTGTTAAATTAGCTACACTACCTTCTTCTCCAAAACCATCATTACCAAACCTTAACTCGCCGGTTTTAACTTTTTTAGTAAGTAAAATATTTTTATCAGCTTCTTTTTGAATTTCTTTTTGCTCTTTGGTTAATAATAAATCTCGCTGTCTTTTATCTTTTTCTTCTTTTTCTTTTTTCTTCTGATCACTTATAGCTTTTTGTTGCTCTTTGTTTTTCTGAGCTTGAACAGCTGCTATAGCTTTAGAGGTAGAATCACTTATGGCTTTCGATGCTTTAGAAAAACTAGTATCTAAAACTAAACTTGGTTGACTATATGTTCCCATTTAATTTATTTTTATTATTATTTTAATCACCTAACGTTGCACCTAGCTCTACCATACTTCCAGTAAATGCTCCCATAGATTGTAAACCAGCGCTCTTGTATTCCATTTGCTGAGCTAAAGCATTGTCATGTAGCGCTTGAGCTCTGTCTAGATCTGTTTTCTCTCTTTCTTCAATAGCATTAAAAGCAAATTGATCTGCGGCTAATTGACCTTGTTGTACCCTTATTTTTTCAGCCATAATTTGCTGCTGTAGTTGTTGCTCTCCTTGAGCTCTTAATTTTTCATTAGAAGCCTCCTGCTGTTCTATATTAGCTGCTACGTTTTGCTTACTTCTAGAAGCGGCTTGTGCTAAAGCAGTTGCACCACCAGCACCCATACCTCCAGCTCGCATAGCATCTAATGTACTTGCTAAAGCTATATCTGTTTGCTCCATTTGTATTTTAGCAGCTCCTGTAGCAACGCTTAAACTAGCATATGGATTTTTTAATCCTCCTGATAAATCTTTAATATTTTCACCAAAATCTGGTATTTCTTGTCTAGCATTAGCTAAGTTTGTTATATCGTCATTTAATGATTCTATATTTGAATTCATAGCATTTGCAGATCCCATAGCAAAAGCAGCATTGACACCCTGCATTGCTACACCAGCAACCATTAGAGCAGGTATAACACCTTGAGCAGGTTCTATTATAATTGTTTGAAATATTTCTAATAACATATTTTTATTTTTAAGATGATTGAACAAATTTACTACCTACAGACCATAATTCTTTTAAACCACCTACATCAGTATAATTATCTGTTGATATTTTTACAGTAGCAAAATACCCTTTTATTCCACTCATAGAAGCGCCGAATATAACTTCATTAGGTCTTGTTACGCTATTGTTTATTAAATTTGCTACGTATAAATTTTCTTTTCTATTAAAACCAGCTCTTTGTGGTTGTCCAGTTACGGTGTCAGTATATAAACCTTGATCGTAACTATATACAGTTGGAGTCGCATCTTGATATTGGTTACCATAAGTTACTGGGCTTGAACCAGGATTAGAATCTACTCTTTGAAAGTCAGATCTAAAAAAGTTTATTTGAAAACCATTATCTCCTTCGTAGTTTACTGTTTGAAAAACCTTTTTTACTGATGGATTTGTATTTACAACAAAGATTATACTTGACGAGTTGTGGGAGTTATAGAAAACCCCTCTATTATTAATCACACTTTCATCGTGATGTTTCCATATTTTACTACTTTTAAAAGAGTAAAAAGTGTTTTTAGAGCTAAAAATCATATTTGGTCTATAAGTATAGTAACTAGTCCAACCGTTTATAGATTCATCAAAAGACAAAGTAGAAGTGTTTTTTATTTGTAAAGGTTCTTCTAGAAAAGTAAAAGATTCATTAAAACTTGTGTCTGTCTTGGATTTTTGAAATGAAACAACATATTGCTTGTTTCTAGCGTCCCAAGCGCCTTCAATTTTATCCTTAACAAACCTGTAAAAAACTATCTCTGTTTTTTGTGGATTTGAAACTGGAATTGTAATATTTTGAGACAGTGTAACTATATTAGTAGCTGTGTTTAAATCTATTATGTAAGACTGAGTTGTTAAACCTGATACTATAGCAGTCATACCTAATTCTAAATTAGACATATCTACTGATGTTACAGTTATAGTCGCTGTTGATCCAGGTGCTGTACTACTAGAAGTAACAATATTTAATCTTTTAAAACCTTCATCTATTAGTTCAGTTTGATCTCTAAAAAAGTCGTTCATTCCATATTGAGAAATTTCACTTAAACCATCTCTTGATAATCTCATTACTTTACCTCTATATTTATCTACAAAATACCTTCTAAATCCAAACGTGGCAAAACTTTCTGGGTTTTTACTAATACCATAGCTACCTAGGTAAGGAACATTTTGACCTATAACTAAAGTGCTTGAACTTACAGGAGTACCAGTTCCTTCTGCTGAATAAATAGCATCTTTATCTATCAATGATTTACTAACTTTACTTTCTTGAAATATAGTTAAATCATTATTTAAAGCAAACATTTTTTGTATTGACCCATTAGAAGGGTCTACAGAAACGCTTATATTTTCACCAACTGAAAAAACATTAGTTTCATTAAAACCTGTTTTAGAATTAAAAACACCAGAGTATATTATAGAGTTAGATCTATTTAATTGAACAGGATTATCTTCGTTTATATAAGCTTTTACCCCAAAATCAACTGTAGTGTTATTGTATCCTCCTTTTATTCTAGCTTCTTCAACAAACCAATTTCTACCACCTGTTTCAGTTGAGTTTATATTAGCATTTATTGGAAAAGTGCCATTCTTGTATGGTGAATAAAAAATACCTGGCCAAACAGGATAAGCCACTTCGCCTGATCCAACTAATGATATAGTTTTTTTAGCTAAAAAAGAATTGTAATAACTTATAGGTATTGTTGCTGCCATTTTATGATATTATTAACAAATTAATAGGTACTTCTGTTGTAGCGTTACCAGCATCTGATATGTTTAATGTAAAGCCAATCCAAAACATACCGTAACTACCAGTATTAGCAACGTAAGACACTGGCTGGCCAGTGCTTGAATCATTTTCGGTAGTTTCTATTCTAAACAGTTTACCATGGCCTAATCTATCATTTAATATGATACCACAGTTTGACCAACCGGTAGAGTCTGGAATTAAGTTAATTTTAGTGCCATTTATACCGAATAAATCGTGGATATAGTTATCTATTATTTTTATTTTACCAGAATTATCTATTGAAACACAAGAACCAAGCAGAGTTGCTATTTCTCCTGTGGTATCCGTGAATCTACCTGTAGGATTAAATGGATCTGCTAGTATGTCACCTGTTGGAAAGTGCAAATCAGTTATGCTATAACTCAAATCAAGTGACCATTTGTTAGTGTCTAATGTTCCGTTTAAAAACCCTGTATCACCATTTGCCGTTGCAAATATTGATAAGTTTTGGTTCTGTTCAATAACATTCCAAGGTCCTGGTTCACCTGATATAGAATTGTAACCTATTAAACTATAGAATTTACTTTCTTCATACATTTGAATGCCAGGAGTAAGAAGCCTTGTTTTCAAAGGTAAATTACTAGTAGCGGCATTCCCAGTCGCAGCTGTACCCCTAAATTCAGTAGGGTAATTACTAAAAGATGTTGTATTTCCATTTCCATACAGTAAATTTCTCCACCAAAAAGTAGCGCTATACTTGTTTGTGTATCTAACGTTTCCTACGCCATCTACTGGGTAAGGTATTGGTGGGTTAGGCCCTGGGTTAGGATTTTCTTGTATTAACCAGTCGTTTAAGCCTCCAGAATACCAATAAGGAGAGTAAGAGGTTGTATCATATATATTAGGTAAACTTGTTGAGCCGGCTCTAATATTATTAGCTCTTAACTCCCAATTACTATTCTTATTATAAGGAACAACACCAGTAGACATAAAATTTGTGTAAGCATCGTTAACATAGTAGCTATTAGGAATATTAAAAGAGCTTCCCAGTGGAGGATTTATGATTATAGCATCGCTTTTAAGAAAATATAAAAAAGGCATAGAACCACCAATAAAACCACTAGCTTGTGTAACGTTTTGAATAGCTGATAAACCTTGCTTAGCGTTATTATCACCTTGATTAAGCCCTGTATAATCGTTTGGCTTTAGAGATAATCCAGTGCTTGTTTCTCTTGTATAATTTTTATAAGGTTCTATCGATACAGGTATAAAACTGTTTCCTAATTGAGAATCATTAATATTACCTTGTTGATTATATTGAGGTTGAATATTACTCATAGCGCCAGAAAAACTCAAAGTATTGTTAGTTATACCATTAGCTGTTGCTGATATATTGAAGTTCCAGTTTTGACCACTTTCAAAATACACATATTCATTTGCATATATATTAAATCTACCAGTTTCTAAAGCTGGAGTTCCAGATACTTGAGGTACTAACGTAAATAAAGCTGATCTATCTACATTACCAGTAAACGAAGAAGTGACTGAGGATATAGAGCATGTATTTGAAGAAGATAAAATAGCAATTCCGTTGGAATCCTTCAACTCTATAGTATATACTACAGTGCCTCTTTCAGGTTGACTATCAGTTCCTGATCCTTTAAAATAAGGTTCTGTGTTTTCATATAACTCAAGATTGTCTTTAGTTATAGAAACCGGCCCTATAGTACCTGTTTCTATAGAGTTGTTTAGCTCAGAGATAAATCCAGACGTAGATGATTCATAATAAATATCTAAATTAGAAACAAAAGGATTTGTTTCGTAAACTCCTAAATTGCCAAAAGAATCATCAGTGGTATCAGTGTCTTTGGTTCCAATAAGCTTGTTGTTAACGACGTTAGCTATTGTTGCAGATTTTCCTTTGTATATTTTGTCAACGTTTACTTCTACGCCTTTTGTAGATAAAGATCCATTAGCTATATTTATATTACTAACAGCGTTATATATTATAGAACTAACTTCATCATTTTTTCTCAACGGAGCTATAAAAAAGCTGGTTAATTCAGTATCAGCATCTACAGTTTTTTCAGTTGGATTAACTCTTGGAAATAAATTAACAGAAGATCTAAACTCTTTTTCTTCAGGACCAACATTACTTAGGTCTTTAGGAACTTTATTTATATTATCGTTTATTAATGGAAAATAACTATTAATAAAGTCATAATTAGGAGAATCACTTCTATAAATACTAGGAGTATAAACATTGTAATACTCTTGTTCTTGTTGTTGAACTACTATTTTATAAGTATACCAACCTAAAGGATTTGAAGAGGAGTACAGTCCCGGGTATCCACCTTGAGGTATTGTCTGTGGTATAGCCGTTTCTAAATATAAAAGCAATTGTTTTCCAGTGAAATCCAAAAGCCCATAACCAGCAGAAAAACTATTAGAATCAGAAAAGTTATTATATATAGTGGAAGATCCATAAAGCGCTCCTGAAACATCTTGAGCATCCTGAATACTAGATAATATAACATCAGACTGCCTACCATATCTATCAGATAATACTATGCCAACTTGATACGTTCTGTTTTCTTTTAAAGAATGAGTTGGAAAAATTCTTTTATCTTGAGAAAGTGGAATATCTAGTTTTTTTGCAATTGCTAATTTATAGTCTAAACTTAATGGCGATGTGTGTTTGTCTATATAGTTACCATACATAATTCTATTTCCAGAAACCTCTTGAGCCAAAGCTTTTATTGGTGCTTTATCATATACTCTTGTAATGTCTTTTTCAGGTAGTACTCTAATTGGTTTAGTAGACTTATAGGAGTACTTTATGTAATCACTATTTCCATTTTCAGATAAACTATTTATAAAATTAATATCTAAAACGTCTATAACTTTAACTGATGTTTCGTTTGAAAATTTACAAAGTACTTCTACTTCTTTAATATTTAAAGATTTTAAAGTAAAATTCCAACTATCATAAGCATTTGTAGAAATATCTATAGACTCGAAAGGTGTTCTAATATACAAGTCTATACAATCTATGTTATTTTCAAAAAAATCAAGTACTGAACTTTTAGCTGCTGACTCTTCATTATTTAAAATGACACTACCAAACTGTTTTGGTGTAAAAGCTATTTGAGTAAACGGAGCCATTAAAGAATATTCATTATCATCAAACTTGTACCTGTAGGAAAATCTAACAAATTTATCTTTTAAAAACTCTGAATCACCAGCAAAATTTATATCATAATCAGGGTTTGCTCTATATATTTTTATTCTACCATTAGCGTCTATATCGTCTGCAACAGGGAAACTGCCGGAAGCTGTTTGAATTTTTATAAATGCAGTTCCTGAAGTATCGTATTGCACTATCTTGTACCCTTGATCAACCACCATGACAGGTTCATTAGAACCCGAAGACGCTATATGTAATTCAGAATTAACATATAAAGAATCTACACCTTCTAAAACTGGATTAACTAAAGAAGAGTTTAATGTTACTTGTTCTATTAAGAAAAGACCATCATTAACACCTGTGTTTTTAGCAGTTAAAACACCTTCGTATATTGTTGGTAAATAAGGATCACTACAGTTTTTCAAACCATATTCAGAAAAAGAAACAGATTGATTACTTGACCAAGATGCTGGTGAGCTTAAAGTAACTGAACCATCTATTGAGCTTACAGTGGTTAAGTATATATCTAAACCTAAACCTGTAGAAGATGTTAAACCAACAGGCATACCTACAAACAATCCTTCTGCAGCAGCGCTAGATCTAACATTTAGTACTAAAGATGTTGAATTGACACCAGATCCATCAGTTTTTATTTTAATTTCTTTGTAAAACTGAAGCGGAACTGAAGGGTAGAATTTAGCTACAGATATTTTATCTTCAGAGTCATAATACAAAACATTTGAAGATGCTAAATTTATATTTATTTTTCTTGGTTGATTTCTATTATCTGTCCAAAATAAAAGATTTTCTATAATATTAACACCGTATACCCTATGTGTTTTTGAAAAATTTAAAAAACTTCCTTGAACCAGTATAGTAGAAGAATTAGTATTAAAATCATATCTCACTATATAGTTAGAAGCAGCTGCTGGAGCTGGATTTGATACTTGGTCTAGGGATGAATCGTTGTAATTTGTAACGAATATAAACAATCTATCATTTACTTCCTCTACAAAATAGCCAATAATTTCTAAACCTTGATCTGTTAATCCAAAATCTGATAACTGATTATTACCTAATATGTTTTGAAAAGTACCAACGCCATCACCTTCTGATCTACTTATAGTAACGTTTTGACCTACTCTATATTCACCTTGAGGAACCAACCTATCATCTAGGTCTTGATTCATTTTAGCTTTTATAAAATTATTTTTACTTTCTGCCATCTTTAATGTTTAATCCATTTAGATTTACCACGCATTACTTGAGCAAACTCTTCAAGTTTAATATTACTTAATCTTATTTTGGCATTTCTTAATTTAGCTGATCTCTCTCTTTTGTATCTTTGAACTATATATTCAGGAAAATTAGCTCTAGAAGCTACCATAGAATGCATTATATGAGCGTATAACGCTTCTTCTGCCATCTTAGGTATTTTCGTGTTAGAATCATATGCTAAGCCATCAGAGATGTATTCTAATATAATCAACTGATTTGCTAAGCCACTAGAAAAACTAAACTTACCTTCTCTTTCGTTTATAGTAAACCAACCATTTTTCTGAGATACTTGAGGTTCTAGGCCATATCTTTCGCCATAAGCCATTTTCCACCAAGACCAATCATATACATTAGCTTGATCAAATATTTCATCTGTTAACTGCCCTGTAATGTTTAGATTATTGTTACTAGCCCATCTAGCATCTGTCTTAGCTTGTTGTGACTCTAAATTTTCACCAGTATTATCTTGCTCAGGTATTCCATCTGTATTCTGCAATAATGGCTGTGTAGGATTACTAGTTAAAGTAGTTGGATATATAATATGTTTAACACCAGATGAATCTACCCAAGATAATTGAACATAATTAACGTAGTCTTGAGGTATTGCTAAAGATAAACTTGGTGGTATTGTAAGTTCTTGTGAGTTAACAGATTTTAAAGTATCATAACTAAATTCTTGTAAACCTCTTTTAGCATGAAATATAACATCTGATCTTTTAGCTCTTGGTATGATTTTATCTAAACCAACATAGGCAACCATAAAGTTATTTACGATGTCTATTAAACTAGTGTAAGCATAGCTACCGTAATTATCCCATATAGACTCCTCTAGCAGTTGTATTACTATAATATCGGTTAAAATAGGTGCAACTACTAATGTGATTGAATTACCATCAACGGTGTAGTCAATAGTTGATGTTAGCTCTGTACCATTTTTTAATACTTTGAAATTAGGCTTTGGTAAAGTAGCTAATAATGTGTCACCAGTCCAAGTATAAGGACCAAGACTTGTGGAATTAGTAAAAGCTTGTTGACCAGCATAATATTGAGCATTAGTTTCGTTTATTAATCCCATGTTTTATTATCTTTTAGAATTTATTTCTTCTTGCTGTAGTTCTTGAGCAGCTGCTTGAATTATTTGTGGATCTCTTATAACGATACCAGAATATTTTAATATAGATAAAATAACTTCAGTTTGTTGACTTTCGCTTATTTCAAAATTAACAGATCCAGTAGTTGGAATAATGCCAGTACCAGTATTAGTAGGTTCGTATACATATTGTCCTAATGATCCTGAACTATAAGCCCAAACAACATCTAAAGGTTTTCTAATATAGTTAAAACCAATATCTGAAACCAATGGCGTAGTTGCAATTGGGTAAACTGTTAATTTATCTTCTTGATATATTGCTACTGGAAAGTTAGTAGTTGGTTGGGTAAGTGGAGATAATCGTTGCTGATGATAATCTCTTTTGCTTACTATTTCTAATTCTGGAGAATTTGTACCTATTTCATAAAAAGCAGATCCAAATCTATGTAAGTCTGTAGGCTGTGTATAAACATTATTAGTTACAGCAGAAGCACTTGAGTTCTTTTCAAATACTTGAAACTCTTCTCTTATGTGGTCCATTCTAGATGCAAACTCCACATTTGTTTTTGGCATACGTATGTACTGGTTGTAATCTTCAAAAAAGCTTTCAAATATTTCTAACTGAACTTGAGTAGCTATTTTGTTGAACTCATCAGGTGTTAAGTATCCTCTTTGTTCTTTATTAAGTATACTTAAAACTGTGGTATATACCGTGTTTACGTTTATTGCCATTTTAATATTTTTAAAAAAAAAGGGTGGCGATAAAACCACCCTTAATTATAATCACTTGTTATTTAAGCTTTTTATCTATTGATTTGTAAACTTCAAGTCCTTCATCTGTCTTAAACCACGCAGCCATAGCTGAGTAAGGATTTTCATCAAAAGGCACTGTCATTAGTTTACGACCATTAGCAGCCCATTTAAATGTTCTTTGATCATCATCAAGTCTAACAATATTAGCTTCAACAGATCTAATTGCAAAATTTCTCAACTCTACATTTTCATCTTGAGCTAAATCTAATAATAAAGCAGGTTGTTGCCTTGCAAAGAGTAATAAATCTCTTTTTAATTCTTTAGAGCTTAATTCAGTTACAGAAGAACCTTTTTCAACTCTTAAAATAGCTTCAGCTTTATCTATATCCATTTCATAAGCCATATTCATAGCTGCTATTTCCATTTCAAGATAATCAAATTGATCAACTGCTTCTTCTACCTTATCATGCTCTTGAAACAAAACGCCTTTATGAGGGTGTTTAGCTAAGAACTCTTGTAAATTTCTTTTTTCTTTAGGAACCATTAAATGACCAGAGTCAAAAACAATATGCTTTAAAGTAGCTGAACCTTTTTGTTCATCTACAAATATACTTTTTTGATTAGTAGCATATCTTAATTCTCTTTCATAGCCTTTATCTTCGTCAAACCAAACACAAGGATATCTTCGTGAATGTCTAGATGTTATTGTGAAAGTTAATGGAGTTTTATTTCCTAATAAGTAATAGTTTCTATCTTTATATTCCCAAGTATCTTTTTGAACTTTAGGAGTTGCTGGAGCTTTAGCTACAGGCTTTTTATTTTCTTTTGTTTCCATAATATAATATAATATAATAATTAAAAAAGACCCCGCCGTAGCGGGATCTTAAATTTATAACTTACGAAACAACTGTCATAGTAGCACTATCAACAACAATTGATAATGAAACTAATGAAGCAGGTCCTGAATTACCAGCACCTTTTTGTATCGCGTCAATTACTAATTCAACGTCAGCTTGAGTAAAGTCATTACCAGTACCACCGTCAAGAGTTACTTTATATCCAGATAGATATTGAATAACTACATCTTCGTCAGTGTTAGTAACTTTTTTTACATCACCTACGTTTTCGCATGATACTAAATCAAATTTACCATCTGCTTTTGCAACTTTAATATATCCCATAATTTCTATATTTTTAAATGTTAATAATTAATTAAGCTCCTTTGAATAACACGAAGTTATTAGCAGCTTGAGTTACTAAACATCTTTCAGATAAGAAATTAACTCTCATAACATCAAGATCAGAAGTATAAGCTCCACCTACAGATCCAGTGATCCAAGACTTCATCTTTCTATCTTCAGACTCAGAAGCTCTATATCTTACATGTAAGAAAGGACGTCTGATGTTTGATCCTAACATTTGATCGTAAACTGTAGTTGTTCCAGCAGGAACCATTACACCATCAATCTCATTAGATAAACCTCTAGTTGTAGCATCGTTTAGATATTTCCAATCAGTTTTGTAGAAATCATAAGAACCTCTTCTAAAACCTGAAAATCCAAAGTTTAATGCCATATCACCATCATTCTCGAATAATCCGAAAGAAGCAGCTTGAGTAGAAGCAAATCCACCATTAACAGCAGCAATCATATCGTCAAAATCAAGAGCAGTAGCTCTAGATAAGAATAACATATTTTCTTCAATAGCACCTTGCTTGTCTAAGTTTTTAAGGATTTCATCAAAATCACCTAAAGCACCAGCACCAGGAGCAGCAGCTCCAGCAAAACCAGAGTATACGTTACCTCTTGCTTCGATAGCAGCAAATAAACCTTCAGTACCTTTAATATCTGTAGCAGAAGCATCTCCAAATCCAGCTCCAAAAGTAACTGTTCCAGTCATTTTTTCACCTTCAACCATTGACATTTCAACGTAGTCTTCGAATCTTAATCTAGTTTCAGATTCAGCTTTTAAATACCATAAGTATCCAGACTGACCATCTTCAGTAGCAACTTCGATCCAACCTATTTGAGCAACGTCAGAACCACTTAATTCATAGTTGTCTTTAAGTATAATTGGAGAGTTTTTGTAAGTAGTTACACCTGGCTCAATAGCTCCAGACATTCCTAAACTTCCTTTTGGAAACTCAGAACCATATACAAACAAGCTGTTAGAACCAGCACCTGTAACAATACCAGCAGGTATGTTAGCGAAAGTACTCTCATAAAGCTCACAATCTAGTACATATCCATTAGCGTTGTTAAGTGCAGTAACTAAAGCTTTTACAGTTACTAATCCTGTAGCTTTATCAGCAATTAAAATTGTGTTACCAACTCTAACACCTGAAGTTGCAGGATTACCAGCTCCTGGAGTAATAGTAACAAGAATCTTGTTTCCACCACCATTAGCAGCTACTTCAACAGTATCATAAGCTACGTGTAATCTATTTTGTTCAGACCAAATAACTTGATCAGATGTCATTGGCATTTCAGCGCCAACCATTCTCAAGAAACCACCAATAGTTCGGTTTCCGTATCTTTCTACTTCTGCTTCGTAAAGCTCAGGTAGATATTGTTGTGTCCATTGCGAAAAACCAGCAGCTTGAAAATCGATATAATTATCTTGTACAGCTACTTGATTTGGCATTGGAACTATAGAAGCAGGAAAAGACCCGCTAGTTGCAAAACTCATTTTATTTTGTTTTTAGTTGTTGTTATTTTTTTATTTTAAATTTCAACTTAGAACTATCTGCGCCAGTGACAGCTTTCACTTTTAACCCATTAATAAACATATCACCATTGGCTTGTGGCCTTACTTGACCTGTTATATTCTTAGACTTAGCCATCATATCTTTTACAGCGTCGGCTTTACCTTGCTCATAGAAATGATTAGCGATAGTGTCTGCATTTTCAGCAGCGTAAATAGCTTTGTGATAACCTACAGTATCAACAACTTCACCCTCATTGTTTAAGAACTTCTTAACAAACGTGTTTAAGTTTGATTGTTTTTCTGCAACATCATTAGCATTTCCAACGTTGTATCTAAATTTTTTTTCACCTACGTTAAACTCGAAACCTTCGAAATTATTATTGAAAAACTCATTAGTTTTTGATTGAAACGTTTTATGACGTTGATCAGCTATTTGTTGTTCTTTGTTGTATCTATTGAAAAAGTCTAATGCTTTTTGTTGGTCCTGAGTTACGCCGGGTCTCAACTTGATTTCGTCGTAGTACTTACTCTTGGTTTCTTCCAAAAAGTTTTTGGCTTTAGCAATTTCTTCTTTAAAGGCGAGTTTCTTTTTCTTTATATCTCGCTCTTCATCCATATCTTCGTCAAAAGAGAAATTATCTTCTATTATGAAGTTTATTTCTTCTTGATCTAAATGTGGTTTAGTATTTTTGTAATATTCTTTAAGTAAAGAAGTATCGTCTATATTAGAATAATCTATATTTAATCTAGCATAATCTTCGATAGTTCCACCTGTTTCTTCCATAAATGAAACTAGTTTTTCGATGTTTTCAGGTAGTGGTTTTCCAGTAACCTTTTCATCTCTTATAGCTTCTTTATATTCTTTCTTAACTTCTTCTACTTCTTTAGCAGCTTCTTCAGTTATTTCAGATATTGGAGATATTACTTCTTTTTCTTCTTTAGCTTCAGTGGCAACGACTTTTTCTTCGTGTGTTTCTCCCACTTTTTTGCCATCTCCGGATGGTTCTTGTACATCCACTTTCTCTGCGCTTGGCTCTTGAATGGCATCTTCTTTTATTTCTTCTTTTACTTCTTCTTTTTTACTTAAATCAACTTTATGTACTTTGTTTGATTTAGTTTTTAATGAAGGTTTCTTAACCTTAACTTTCAAAGGTTTTACTTCTTCTTTTTCTGACATAATATAATATAATAGTTAATGAAATTTACTCAGGCATTAATTCTCCTGGGTTTTGTAAGCTACCTATATCATTATTAGTTAGATCTTGTTTTGCTTCAAAATCTATAGGTAGTAAATCGTTTTTTCTTTGAGAAATCATCTCGCTTTGTTGAGTTGCTTGTATTTTGGTTCTTTTATCTTTTCTATCTTCAATCTCTTGCTCTTTGCTTTTCTGAACTTGAATCTCCATTTGTTTAAGCTGCATGTCAAATTGAAACTTCATCTGAAGAATTTGCTTATCAAGTTCTCCTTTTTGCTGCATCTTGTTTATATCAAACTGAGATTTAGCTTGTTCTATTTGCATTTCAGACTCTGTTAAAGCTTGTTGTTTTTGCATTTCAGCTTGAGCTGTTCTTTCAGCTAACTCAGCGTTAGCATTAGTCTGCTGTTGTACTTGAGCAGCTTGTTGCTGTTGTTTTATTTTAAGTCTTTTGGCTTTTCTTTGTTTTAGCATTTGATTAGCCAACTTAAGATTATTTATACCTCTTAAGTCTATAGCGTCATCTAAGTCTATTTGACCTGATTTTAAAGCTATTTGAATATTTTGTTCTAAAACTTGTTTTTCTTCTTCGTCTGGTTCTAAATTTAAAAATATTCCAAACTCATACATATTTAAATCTGCAAGCTCTTCTAAAGTGCCTACATTAAATCTAGATATACTGTTTTCTAAAGTTTGTTTAGTTAATGGAAACTCTAAAGAGTCAGCTACTCTTAAACTTATATTCTCACACGTTTTAACAGTTATATACATCATAGCTTGAAGTAAATGTCTTGTAGCAGTGTTTGAGTTAGCCGCGGCTAACTTCTGTAAACCTACTAGAGAGTTTTTATCAGGTGTTGATCCATCTCTAGCCTCATTCAGGCCGGTAACATCTCGTATCATTTGTAAGTAATACTGATAAGTTTGTATTAAGCTTTGTATTTTGGCTCCACCTGAACCTGTTTGTAATTCCTGTATAGGAACTTTACCTCTATTAATGTCACCATCTTGTGTTAACGATCTACCTACGATAGAACCAGTTTGAAAATACATATTTAAAGCTTCAGCTGGATTGTAGCTAGTTCCATTACCTAAGTCAACCTCTGCTAAACCATCCATATCTAAATAAACACCATCTGGCACAACTCTAGATAATACTTGTTGCAATTTAAGATGTGTTAACTGAATCATATCAGCAAAACCTGTTATTTTACTAACGGTAGATTCAATACGACCTTTGTACATTCTAGGAGCACATATGTTGTAGTTCATTCTAACTTTATTTATGTTAGAATTAGGCCTCGTCATGTTTTCTGCTAATTCCCATTTTAACATCATAGGATGTCCTAATATTTTTGCTCCACTATATAATGTTTCGATAGTTCTAGAAACTCTATTAAACTTATCACTTTCAGGCGGATTAAAAGTGTCAGGCTTTTGCAATGCTTTTTCTAAACCAGTGGGTGTTTGTTTTATTTTAAAAACTTGATCAGAGTAAGTCTTATATTCAAAATATAATACTTGCACGGTTAAATCATCTTGTCTACCACTCCAATTTCTTAAATATTCTTGATTACCAGGGTATTCCTGTATAGTTTGAAGTTCTTGATCTGTTAAGTATGGAAATTCCATTTTTAAATCTGATATATAAACAGACTTCACTTCACCAACGTAATATATGTCTTCAAAGTTAGGATCTTCCGTGTAAGAATAAACTAAAGAAGCTGGGTCTACGTAATCTACAACAACCCCTTCAGCTTTATTCCAAGTTGTTTTAACTGCTGATATACCAAGCGTTACTAAGTCTTGACAAAACCTCTTTTTTATAGAGTCGTATTTGTTTTTATTTAATATATCTTTTATAACTTCTTCTTCTGCTATTTCTATTGACTGTTTATAGTCTAACTGTAAATGTAATTTTACTTCATCTTCGTTTTCTAAACCTAATTCTCTAACTTCTTTAGATAATATTTCAATTCCTAACTCTTTCTCCATTTGTTGAATTAGTTCTAACTCTCTAACATCTCTTAACAACGTAGATGCATAATCAGTTCTTGATTTTAAAGAAAATGGATCAACACTAAAAGCACTTATTTCATAATTTCTTTGAGTCATTCCATTAACGACAATATCTACAAACTTAGATATTATTGGAACAGGTTTCCAGTCTAAGTTTAAATATGATAAATCACCATTAATAGCTAGTTCATCTTTATACTTTTGAACAGGCTGTTCACCTCTTGCGTACAACCTTAAACTATGGTAGTTATTATAATTAGTCGCATATCCATTGTTACCACGACCATTATTTCTAAACCATTCACCCTCAATCGCTCTACCGACAGCAAGCCCATAATCTAAAGTAGCTTTCTCTGCATCAGGTACCACCTGATCCGGGAATGAACTATTATTAGTAGTATAAATCATCTATTTATTTTATTATTTTTGAAGTTACTCCATCATTGTTATATCTTTTAATACCTAAACTAATAGGTTGATATTTTCTTTCAGGATTAGGTCTGTATCTATTTTTGTTACAAGCCATTATAGCTAAACCAGAGCTTATAGTAGCATCGAACTTAGTTCTATTATTAATATTAAACCTACCCCAATCTTCTAGGGTTTTTTGAAAGTACATATCTCCATAACCTTCTTGAAGTATACCTATGTATTGTTCTATATAAGATTCAATTGCAGCAGCATGCGCTTGCTTAATATCTTCACTTGAGTTAGGTATTCCACCTATTTCTTTTTCTGTTGTAGAAAGTTTATTCCAAATTTTATCAGGACGATTCATTGAAAAACCTCTATAACCTCTACGTTTAAAGTAATATAATAATCTTGGTTTGTTATTTTCAGCAAGTATAGGCATACCGTAAAATACACAAGCCATTAATACATCTTCAAAGAATATTTCAGCAGTCTGTGGTCTTGATATATACTCTAAAAAGAAATGATTAGGCGGTGCATCTTCCATGCTAAACTTTGTTAATCCATGTAAAGCACCATTAGATCCTTTTCCATCTACAGTACCTGATATATCATAACTATCACAACCAAAAGCTCCAATGTGTTCGTTTCCAGGACTCTTAAGCCCATTATTTACTATCACTCGATTTTGTAAGTTTTTAGGTGGTACCCAAGATATTAAAAACCTACCATCTTTATTAGGCATAAAAGAAACTCTTGTATCTTTAATACCATTTTCCCACATAAAACTTCCTCTAGTTACAGAAGATACATTATTAACTTCAAGATTATAATCTATTTGTTGATATATCTTAGTTAAATTAAACAATGTATTTTTAGCCTCGTCTCTAAATGCATGAGCTTCAGTTCTTGGAAACTGTCTATAATATTCATTTAATCCATCAGGATCATCTTTTAATCCATCAACTTCGTTTTCCCAGTGTTCAATAACTCCGATTGTAATTGGTTCACCATCGACTCCTTTGACTGGACTCTTTTGTCCAATGAAGACAGGAAATCCAAAAGTATCCATGAATCCTTCGTAGTTCCACTCCATAGGGATGAAAAGAGAGTAGAGGCCAGAAGATGTTTGTCCGTTTCTATTTCTTTTAGTAACGTTTGAATTGTTGTATAGTTTTTTGAAGTTGTCTCCACCTTTATCTAAAGCATTTGAAGTAGAGCCCATCATACATTTACCAACAACCTTAGCCCCTAGTCTTAATGTAGTTTTTGTAACTCTCCAGTTATTTAATATATTATCAGGCCTTTCCCATTTACCACTTTCATCATGGGCTAATAGTTTTAGCTTTTCACCATCATAAGAGTTATCGCCTGTGTTTTTCCAGTCAATAGTTGTATCTAATCCTTCTAGTTCTCTGAGTTGTTCATTCGACTCAAGCTTTCTTCTAGTAAGCTTTGATGCCGGAACACGATATGCCAATTCAGTTTTTGGCCTGTCCATACCATCTTGAATGGGTTTGAAGAAGAACGGGTAGTTGACTGATATGGGCACAACTTTATCTGTAAACATTTTTTTGGCATCCGAACCAGACTTGGACAATATGCCGAATCTAGCGTCGGAAGATATTGTAGCTTGGTTAACAAGTTCCGCGCTTGACATAAAACTGAATCCAGATCGTCTGTTTTTAAGGTAGCACATTCCGTAACATCTTGTATCTGCTTTACATGCTTCCCAAAATATAAAGAAGAGTCTGTTTGCTTCTCTATAGTCTGGTGCTCCAATATCGATCTTTGACCATTGGAGGTACATGTAATGAGTACCAGTAATGTAATTAGCCACGCCGTTATTGTAAAACCAATAACCATTTTCTCGCCTTTTGAATTCTTCGTCGATGTAATCATACCACTTTTCTTTAAATTCAGCTGGATATTCTTCCCAGTCAAATCTACTTTTGATTTTACTTAATTCTTTTGGGTAGTCTTGTCTTTCCCAGTATTGCTCCGCTTTCTTTTCGCTTCGTTTAAACGGTTTATCTGCTGCTGGTAAAGCAATCCTGAGATCTTGTATTTCAATGATTTGTCCAATTTTTCCAGTTTTACTTATTACTATAAAATCATAATCAGAGTTATAACCATACTCCCATTTTTTAAATCTATTGTTTTTAGCTAATATCTTAGGATTTACAACGTCCTTAATTTCTTTCCAAAGTGTTTGTTCGTAACTCACTTACTTCTCCCTTCTGCAAAACCTCTAAAAGACTTTTGTTCTTTAACATCCTTTGGCTTTTCATTTAGTATATCTTCTTCTTGTTGAATACGACTAAGTATTTCAAAAGCATCAAATATAGCTAGCTTTTTAGTAGCGGCAGCGTTCTTTAATCTATCAGCGCTTACATCGTCG